CGCGTAACATAGAGCTTATTACCGTAAGCTAAGAAGTTTGCTGCAGTAAAAAATGTCTCGAAGTTGGTACTATCAGGCTCACCGAAACGAGAAACAAGCTCGTTTTCTGAGTCAATCAAAATTCTTTGATTAACAGGTCCCCACTTGAATATACCAGCAATAGCACCTTCAGTTGTAGAAACTGCAGGGATTACTGTTGTTAAATCAATTTCAGATACATTAACGCCTGGACTGACTTGAAACGGCATCTTAAAACTCCTTGTAAGACAATTTACACCTATTTATAAACTAGTCGTTTTCAGACCGCATCCATCTATCGAAAGCACTTCCAGACAGTTCACGTACATCTTGATAATCGTAAAGATTCTCGCCCATGTCGATATCAAAAGGTAATAATTCCTCTTCTAATAATCTTGTATTATCTAGTGTTATTTTTTCACGTATATTCGTATCAGTCCATTCTTTGAAGTACGGTTGCATTGTCATCCATGCAAAGATAACGCAGCACATAGCTAAGTCATCATTAGCGCCCTCTTCTGCCGCATACGAGTCACCTGTCTCAACGAATCTATACAGCTCATCTATAATTTCCGCATCACCAACAATAAGCTTATCTGCTTCTACCATTGTCTTAAAGTTTGTGCAGCCTATTCGTTTAAGCTGAGCTGTAGTACGAACACCAGGGGTTGGTCTGCTAGCAAACCCAGCACTAATGACTTGACCTTGACGCCCTTTCATCTGTGTCATGACAATGTTTTCATACTCAAGTTCTCTATAAAGAATATCGGCAACCTGCTGTCCATTATCGTTTACTTCAATGCAGGTATATGCATCATTATATGATTTGGCAAACTGATGAATAATATTCGGAAAAACAAGCGGCGATATTTCATTATTCTTATAGCGTGCTACTACTCTATAAGGCAGTTGTGTTACATTATACACTACAAAAGCAGAGTAGTCTCTTCCAACACCCCTGGATGTATCAGCTACAAGAGCATATAAATTATTCTTATTTTCTTCTAGTGTTGGGTCTTCATACACTGCATAATCATCAGTATATTTTAGCGGAGCTATAACTGGAAGTTGGAGTAGTTTACTGGGATTGATAAGTGTATTACTACTGCCAACGAATTCAGTCTCAAATTCTTCTCTAAACTGACGTTCAGAGGTATTACGTATTGTTTCTTCTTTCCATTTTTCATCACGGCCTGGCACATCAGACCAATGCACTTCAAATGGTATAAACGAGTTCTTTCCATCCACAGCCTCTGTCCACATTTTATAAAACATGTTAAGGCCTTTGGGTGTACTAGTAATAATAACCTTGGTAGTATTACCAGATGAAATAGTAGGATACACAGAAGCAAAGAAGTCATTTTGAAAGTGAGCAGGTACGAAAGCAAACTCGTCTAAGTAAATCATATTAAATGATCCACCACGAACAGCTGATGATGAGGTAGCTGCAGCAATAATTTTAGAGCCATTTTCTAGCTCAACACTACCTTTATTCCACTCTACTACACCTTGCTGCATCCACTTAGGTAAGTTCTCATAAGCTAGCTGAATTCTACTCAAAATTTCGATAGCTTGTGCTTTCTTGTGAGCAAGTAGCGCCACAGAATAGTTCTCATGAAATAGTATATACCAGAGAATAGTAGCTGCAGTAACTGTAGTTTTACCTACCTGTCTGGGAAGCTTACAAATTGAGAAGCGGTTATTAGTAAAACTTCTGACCATATCTTCCTGAAAAGGCCAGAGGTCGAAAGGTACAATACCGTTGTCTACATTGACAATCTTGATATATTTACGAATAAAATATACAATGTCGTCAGAGCAATTTATAAATTCTTTGATTTGTTGCTTGGTGAAATTAACAGGTACATTTGACCTCTTTAATTTCTGATTTCCCATATAGTAAGTATTTCTATCACTCACTATCTACCTCACCTTCAATCTCTTTGGTACCACGCATCATTTTAAGTAAATCAGTTGTACTTCCTATAAAGGTATAGCTATTATTAATTGATCGATTATCGATATTCTTCTCTTGATTTTTATCTTCTTTGAATCGTAAATCAGCTAGTTCTTTATTAGCATCTACGAGAGTTTTAATAAAACCAGCAGCTACTTCATATGCTCTAGGGTGCTCTGATGCTCTAGCAACATCTAAAAGATCTTCTAAGGAGGAAGCGCCTCTTTTTATAAGATCTCTAATATTACTTCTAGCATGGTTTACATCATCAGTATCAGCTGCAATAGCCGATACAATTTGTTTTTTTATAGATTCAACTGGCTGGAGGCCTAGTGCCTTGCCGATTGGATCTTGTTCTCTTTCATTCTCTGACATTATAAATCCGTGATTGCTACACTTATACCATAATTATCGGTAGATTTAATTTCATCTAGAGGAATAGATAGTTCAACATTGCTTGTAGGACTACCATTAGCTAACAGAGCAGGTCTTATCGTAATTCTTTGATCAGCTTGGTCTGTAGTTGTCACTGTTAAAATCGTACCAATTGCGTTTGAATCTGATGTAAGAAGATTATTAGCCGTGCTAAATTCGCCCTTAACATCTTGTATGACAAGGTATGTAGAATTTGCTTGTTTTACTGTGCCTGATGCGTATTGACGTTTGCCGTTATATTGATATACAAAATCGCCTACTTTAAAATCAGTAATAAAGCTTTGTATTGAAAGATCAGCAGTTTTATTAGCAGTAGTATTAAACATATTAACAATGGCTGTTTTAATAAGACCAGTAGCAGATACTGTAGGACCGAAAAAGAAGCCCTTCATAGTAAAATTAAGAGTTGTTATGATATAACGTCTCTCGAGGTCTACTAAAGATCCTTGGTATGTATCTGACATTCTAACCGTACTAAGAACCACTGGAATATCTAATAGTATTGCTAGCTCTGGTACTAAATTTAAAGTAGAGGTAAATTCTGGTGTAAAGAAAGGTAGGATCTGCTCTACTATCTTTAATCCATCCTCAGCATTTTTTGAGTAGATTGAAAGAGCAAATTCAAGATTATATGGCACTGGATTATAAGTCGATAATAACCTATTAGTATAATTAGAATCTTGTTTAGTAATTCTGTTTATGGTAGGCAATTTTCGAGTATTATCATAGTAAATATTTGTTATCTCAAACGAAAGTCTAGGTAAGGTAATGGCTTTAGGATTATCCAGATCGGGGTTTTGATCTAATCTCGCTATAAATTTCTGCTTAGGGCCATATGATATCGGAACTGCAACATCTTGTATGACGTTATTACTTGCATCTGTTCTCTGAATCATAATATCATTAAAAAGGGTACCAAAGTACACTACATATTTTCTCATGATTCCATGATAAAACTGTTGATTAAACATAATTAAATTCTCTCACTAAAAGGATTTACATCTGAAAAGTTAATAAACGTTTCACCTTCATCTTGGAATTCTTGGTTTTGAGCACCAGGGTCTTGTGTTTGAATATCGCTATATTCTACAACAATCATATCGCCATTTTCAGTGCCAATTAAATTATTATCATTAGTTGCTAGTTCAATAACAGCTGCATCGTCCATAGTAAAGTCTGTTTCTATTTTATCAACATCAGGTATACCTGTATCGAAACGCTCAGAACTATATTCCATTTTTTCACATTTTAGTTCATAGACATAACGATCACTTAACTGATAGAATGGCTTTTGGTGCTCTACAAATTTAATTTCAAACAAACCACCACTTACAGGAAAATAAATTAAGTCTCCTTCTAGCGGTCTAGACTTACCTGTTTGAAATCCTATCTCCTCATCAAATCTACGTCTAGCCATAACAAAGGTAACTTGCTGTCTAATTTCTAGGCCGAACTTAGATAAGATTTCTCGTTCTCCAGCAAAACCTTCAATATTCTTTACATATACTTCTACAAAATAACCTTTATTAAAAGTAGACAGAACATCTTCTTTAAAAATTTGATCTGTATTAAAGAGAGTTCTTGGTAGATAATAAATGTCTACACCATTAATTTTAATTGATTCAATAGCTAGGTTCTCTAATAACTCCTGTTCTGAATCAATATTTTTGGAGAAGTAAAATGAGGTAGCCATTTACTATCCAATCATATCAGATACAGGCAATGAGTAGGAGTTAATCATTTCTGCTTCTAGTTTTTCAATCTCACCTACAGCTTCTCTATAAAGAGTTTTGCCATCGAAAGATATACCACCCATTAATTGAATACCTGAGTATTTTGATAGATTAACACCCCATTGTCTCTTAATAAGAGCAGTACAGTATTGTGCAAGCCACCTATCACCCCATACATCTGAGTAAGTACTTGGATCTACTATTTGATAAGCCTCAACAATCATATATTTACCAACATCAATACGACCCCAGTCCATATCAACATATAGAACATTTCTATGACGGTTGTATCTAATAGGTTGCATACCTACTAACAACTGCTCAAGAAATTGAATATGCATCAAATTCATATAGTAAGGTACCATTGACTGTCTATAGAACTGATATAGATCGTTTAACGCAATTTGATAACGCACATCAAATAGAGACGCGCTTGTTACAAGGTCACCAATATTAAAAATTCTGACAGCACCGATTATATTTTCTGGTAGAGTAATATACTGATTAGTTACGTCTTCTGAAGTTACGATATGTTTATAGTATATCTTTTCTGTACCGTCAAAATGGTAATCCCAGTAATATTTTAGAGCCTCATCAATACGATCTTCAACTTGATCGTCGTCGACGTTAACTTCAATTACTGG